TGATCTTTATTCTTATATTGAACAAGAAGATCCCACTGTTGAGTGGAACAAGGATTTTCGTTCTATGATCTCCGGTGGAGAAATGATTTGGCCGGAAAAGTTTTCTCTCCATACAATGAAAGACAAGGAAGGAAACGTACTAAAAGAAGGCATTGAAGACCTGAAGAAACAATTCGGAAGTCTGTTTCCTTTACTCTACATGAATGATGCTAGCGATCCCGATTTAGTTGATTTTGACATGTCCCTGGTGCGCCAGTTTGAGCTAAAAAACGGAATGTTTGTCTACAGTGAAGACTTGCGTGATACGTTGCTCTCAAAAGAAGTCAACATAGGTTCAGTAGGCTTACCTGAAGGCGCAACCATGTCCAGCCAGCAAGTCTATGATGAGTTTCTGAAACATGGACGGGGGGAATATATGAGGTTGAGGTATGCCTGAAATCGACTCTCGACTTTGCACCTACTATGCCTTCACCGATCCAGCCTCCGGTAAATCCAAATCCGGTTCCAGCGCTGCATCCATCAAGCAATCCAAACAAGCCATCACGGTAATTGCCGTCAGTCCTCAAACTCACATTTTCTCAGTCTACGCCTGGCTTGGCAAACTCCCGACCACAGGTTACATCGACAAGCTTCTCAAAGTGCGCCAACAATACAACCCGAAAATCTTCGGCGTGGAGGCTGTAGCCATGCAGTCCCTCTTCGCTGACGTCATGCGCAAGGAAGCCAAACGCCAAAACCAGCTTGGCACATTTCTCGGCATAAACATTCCGACCAACATAGACAAGAAATTCCGAATTCGAACCATCCTCGAACCTGTTATCAACTATGGACGTCTTTTCGTTGCTCCAAACCTTTTTGAACTCGACGCCGCCATTCGCGGTTTTCCCGCTGCCGATGAATACCTCGATCTCATAGATTGTTTTGCTTCCTGCGTAAAACTCGTTCCGCGTCGCGCTGAAGTCGTAATCAAAAACGAAGAACTTCAGCAGCTTGCAAAATACCTTCGCGACTCCGGCTCTCCTCCTTGGTACATAGAACGTCGAATTGCCGAAGAACGCCAGAAACTAGCTACCCAACCGGCCAATTCCAATGACAACTAAGGAGGAAAACAGTATGCGCATAAAAATCCTATACTCATCCTCCTACCCTTTACTCACCCTTGAAGAATCTCTCATTACTGCTCTTCAAGACCAAGGCTATACCTTCCATTCCAAAGGCTACGATCCAAGCACCTTAAATTACGTAGTCTACTTTGACTGTCCCGTCAGAAAGGAAATCTCCAATGCACGCAACAGCAACTCTAACCAACGGTGAATGTAGTAAACACTCAGGAGTATGTGAAGCTGTAGCAGATTTGAAAGAAGCTAAAAAGGATCAAGATAAAATCAATGTGCGTATATTCGATGCACTCGAACAGATAAATGGAAAACTTGCATGGCTTCTTGGAGGAGTTTCTGTTTTAGGCGTAATTATCACCTTAACCATAATGATTTTCAGTTTTTTCAGGCTCGTACCGCACAATTTACCTTGACTTTCCCCATTTTAACCATAATATGTCATTAATTTGACAGTGTTGTAACTTTGACACCAAACCTCTAACTATAGGAGTACTTCAATGAGCACAGTAGACAAAAGTATGGCTAAAGCAGCGAACTCCGGGGAATCCACCAACCAAAACGCCGGTAAATCCGCCAACGCCGGTAAGTACATTCCCGGTCCCGCAAAAAAGGGCGGCAAGCAGGGTAACAAAGGAAAAGCCTTCAGATAAATTAATCCTTCATTCTTTCACTCTTCAAATCATTAAACAGTGTCTAAGGAGGGGATTTTAATGACTATAATCAAACTTTCGATAGCAGCAATCCTCATCTGTCTGCTTGCCTCTTGTATGACCGTAACCAACAATTATTATGCAGACAACAATTCCACCATCAACTCAACCCTTAACCAAAACAAACCCGTTAATACTACTCCCTCACTTACAGCCACAATTCCGGAAAGCGCAGCTACAGGTATTACGGGAGCAATTGAATAGTGAAAAAGATCCGCTACAAGGCCGGATATAAATATCAGCTTGTAGAAGACTACTTAGCGTCAATTGCTATTTATCCAAACGAGCACATTAAGACTCCGTGGATCGAACTTACCGCGGCCGGTTTACTCACCATAAAAGCTGGCTATGCTTGGGACGGTCCCAGCGGACCCGCTATCGACACTCGTAACTTTATGCGCGGCTCTTTAGTACATGACGCTTTATACCAACTCATTCGGGAAGACCATTTAACACAAGTTAACCGTGAAGATGCCGATAAAACATTGTATTTGATATGCTTGGAAGATGGCATGTCTGCATTTCGTGCTGAGTGTGTTTATGAGACTGTTAGAGTATTCGGTAGATCATCTGCTTCACCTAATCACGACAGTACTGTATTGGAGGCTCCGTGAACGAAGACATTGAACTGTTTTTAGGTGCTGCTGTCTTAGTCCTGGTATTCGCCTGTTTAGGTTATTTCGTTCCTGTTTTTCAAGCAGCCGCCATAAATGGTTTAAGTGCTCTTATTGGCGCAGCCGCAATGAAGATGAAAGGTAATACTTAGTTATATAGTAATAAAGGAGTATAAGATCATGGCAAATGTATATGGCTCAAATGTATGGACCTTAGATACAGCGGGGGCTATCTGGTCTTATACTGCTCAAGGTCCGATCAAAATCCGTAAACTTCTTTGGAAACCTTCCGCTGCTTCAGAATCCTTGGCTGTTGATGAAACTGATGTCGGCGAAATTTGGACAGCTACTTCTTCAGCAGCAGCTCCTGCCGGGGAACAGGAATTAGACTTTAATGAGGGTAAGTGGTTTGATGGTCTAACTCTTACTACCATTACCGCAGGAGGAAAGCTCTATGTCTATCCTGCCTAAAAAGAGGTGGTGGGGCGGTTGCTATTACGTCGCATTAAGACTTTCAATATTAAGGAGTAAACAATGTCCGCAATTAAAATAACCATAGACTGTGAACTAGACGGTCAGCGACTTCCCGGTTATCCGCTTTCGCGCCGTATAGCCGTTGATGAGTCCACTCAGTTCTCAGCCGCTCGCACAACTGGAGGAGGCTATGTTTCGATTCCTATCTCCGATCTCGCAGCCCTGAAAGCTCTCATTCTTACAGCCGATCAAGCCATTACTCTACGCCTGGACGCACAATCCGACGCAGGAATCGAACTTAACGCCGGGGGAATCCTTGCCATAATTGACGCTACCATAGACGCCGGAGCTTCTACTAATGCAACCGTATCCAATGCTTCCGGTTCGGACGTGCAACTTGAAGGAGTAGCAGCAGGATGAAAAAGCACATACTAAACTCGTTCATAGTGATTTTGGTAACAGCAACTCTTCTTGGAGCGGCTACTCAAACCATCAACTCCCTTCCTGTGCAAAACAGCGCTTTCATAGCTTCCCTGCAAGCTTTTCTTGTAGGCGAACCTTCTGCTCGATTCCAGAAAAAGTTTGCTGGCTTCACTCTTCAAGGCGGCATTGGCGCAACTTCAGCCAGCCTCTCTCACACGCTCACCGCCCTAACGGCTTTTCCTGGCGGCTACTACGTCTACAAGGCAGCCACCTCTCACACCTATACAGCTTCCACTCGAACCTTTGTTTACGCCGACTATGATAGCGCCCGCACTCTCACAATCGCAGGAGCCGCAATCACTCGTTCAACTCATCTAGTCTTTGCTGAAATGGCCGCCGGGTCAGCCGAGCCGACAACTCCCGCTCTAACTGTTCGCCTTATGCAAGTAGATACCGACGGTGCAGCTATTACAGCAGTCAGCGATCTTCGTTCAGGCGGCAGAATCGGTGTAGAAGTTTATACAACGCTTGCTCTTGCTGCAACCAATGCTCCCGCTAATTCCGTAATTGAAGTAACTCGCAACGAACGACTTGCAGCTGATGTAACTCTTACACAGGATTTGGATGTTCTCCCTGGCGGTTTGGTCACCTGCACCGGTTATATTCTTACTCTAAGCGGTCAACTGCGATCAGCGGATGCTCTTCGGCAACAATTCGTTGCTGTAGCTGGTGAAGTGGTAGGGCTAAAAGAAGCATCCGTAGCTTGGTTTGGCGCTATTGCCGGGGATGCGGTTGATGACTCGGCGGCTTTTGGCGCTGCTTCGGGCGCTGTAACTACGGCTAAGGGGACCGTTAAAGTGCCTTTAGGCTCATTTATTGTCGGCTCGTGGAATCCCGGTAACTATGTGTCCGTTAAGGGAGCCTCAATGGAGGGGTCGATTATAGCGGCTCCGGCAGCCGCCCCTTGCGTTTTCCTTACAACTAAATGGTCGTATGCGGATGTTAGCGATTTAACCTTTGCTGCGTCTTCCGGGCAGGATTGCCTAACCGCAACCACTGCAAGCACGGCTTGGCTATCCGCAATGCACTTTCAGCGCGTGCGATTTCAGGGGCCGGTAGCGGGTGGTACGGGTAATTTTGCAGTGTCGGGCTATCAAATCATTAACACCTATGATGATTGCTATTTCGGCGGGTTACTCGCAACCCAGAAAATGCTTGGGGCGTTTTACTGGTCCGGCGCGGCAAACAATGGAAACACGCATAACAATTGTAAATTCTACAGGCATACCGGGCCAGTGGTTAAATGTGTTGATGCCAACAACTATTACACTTACGGCGCACGGTTTAATGACTGTATATGGGAGAATAACGACGATATCCTGGGCGAACTCTATCGGGCTTATGGGTTCTATGTGTCGGGCGGTTATGTGGAGAAGCCTAACAATGTCAGCAATGCAAATAATTGTCTATGGACGACCGAGCATGATATCGGGCCTATGGTGATTGAGAATGTGATTTTTACGGGATCGACTATCGGCTATACGACTCAGGTGGTGAAACTTGTATCTGGAGCAACTGAAGCCCGCGTACACTTCTTGCGCAACCAGTTCGGGACTAATTGGCCGCTAGGAGACGGCACGGGCGCAACTGTATTGCTCTGCAATCTGCTGGCTAGTGATCGGGTATGGTATTATGGAAACAATCATCTGGCTGGAACTCCGACTTTTAGTGGTTCGGCTACTTACTCCTTTTATTCTGATTTGACGCGCTCTGCCTGGGTATCAGTAATGCCTTCCGTTGTAGCTGCGGCAAGTTTAGGTTCAGGGACGTGGACTCCAGTCAGGAGCACAACAAGGAATTTAATACAAATTACCCGAACTTCAGCAAATAACACTACAGAAGCTATCTCGTTTGATGCGTCTCCGTTTGGATTTCACACCTACGGATCAGGAAACCCTCTTAAGATTACAGCTATACGAATAATCTACGAGGTCACAAATGCCGACGCAGGGGATGATATTACAATACAGGCATATCAGCGTTCGATCCCAGCCAATACAAGCGACTATGCAACTAGTCTGGTCGCAATAGCGGCGACCTACGACACAGCCCACAACACACCGGCAAAACGCTCTAATAGCGACGGAGGAACCAAGTACAATACGGCAGTCAGGACGTTCGATACCCCCACTTTTTGGGCCACTGATGGTGACGTGCTAACACTGGACTTTACGGTTACGGAAGCTGATAACGCCTCTAATGCGCTTACGGTGATCCTTCGAGACGTGCAGGTGTTGTATGAGGAGAGGTAAGATCATAAAGCGGACTACGTAGTAATTCCGGTAGTCCTTTGCTGCGCCAGTGAAATGTGTGATGGAAGTAACAGCAACGACGATAGGCGTATAGTTAATTACCGACGCAACTGTGTTGCCAACCTACGCGACCATAGAATTTAGGGGATATTTATTCTAGCTGTAAACATAGTGGAGAACAAATTGAGAACAGTAACTATTCATCCAAGCGTTCCAAATAAATTCACTGAAGAGCAAATAGAATCCCTTCGTCAATGGGCGTCTCTTGAACTTGAAGATGCTATGTCCATGCGAAAGTCTATGGAAGGCCATTGGCGTGATTTACTTCGTATGTACTCCGGTCAGCCTAAGAACGCTGTTCGTAACTACCCGGTAGAAAATGCGCCTAATATGGAAATCACCCTTGGGGCAATTGCTGTAGACGCCCTCTATGCTCAAGTAATTGATCTCATATTCTCGCTTACTCCACTCGTAACTTGCCGTCCTGTTCCCAAAATGAAAGGCGACACAAACTCCGAGGCTACAAGTAAAGCTCTCCAACGCTGGATTAATTGGATGGCTCCAAATGAGCTTAACATTCGATCAACTCTCGATGATTGCGCCCTTTCCGACCTCAAACTGGGTACTTGTATAGCCTACACACCCATGGTTGAACGTGTAAAGAAGACCTCCACAGCTAAAGTGCTTTCTTCTCATCCAATCACCGAAGCTATTCCCCCGGAGGACTTCATTACGCCTCCTGGAGCCTCGGATTCTAGTCCTCAGACTCTTCCCTGGTTATCTTTACGTAAGTGGTACAGACTTACAGAACTTCACGAAGAAGCCCGTCGAAACGGTTGGAATCTTGGAGATGATGAAGAGCGTATCAAAGCTTGCGGCCAAAAAGATTGGGTGCGTTCTCGGCGCGAATCCCTGTCTCGTCAATATGAAGGAATTCGTGTAAAAGGAAACATCTATGAAATTCACCGCTTTTACGCTTATTTTGACATCGACGGTGACGGTATTGATGAGGACCTTTATTTCGTATTTGACCGCTCCAGCAAGCAAATTCTCTATGCTTCCTACAATCCCTGTGACAATCGCCCTGTTGAGGTTGCCCGTTACCAAAAACAAGAGCACCTATTCTGGGGACTTGGCGTACTTGAGATGGTTCGACCGTTCGAGGAGGGAGTTAGTGACTTCTACAACTTTTGGGTGCTGAACTCTCTTCAAGCTAACACCAAAGACGTTTTTGCTAAATCCGGTGTACTTCCTGACAACTGGACTCGCTGGCCCGGCAAAGTAACAACTATTGAGGGCGATCCCTCTACAGATGTTCGAGAAGTCCAGTTTCATTCTGTTGATGCTTCCCTTCCTCAAGCTATTGCCATGTCGATCTCCTTTTGCGAACGGCGGATCGGTCTGAATGACATGAATACGCCAAGGCCCTCACAAGTGCTCGGTTCGCGTACTCCCGGCATAACTGCCATGACTTTGCTCCAGCAAGTCAACAAGCGCTTCACTCCGGCATTCGATGACATAAAGCTCTGCATAACTAACTCCATCAAACAAGGCCTTTATCGCTACCAGGAAGTCCTCAAGAAAAACGACTCACGGGCTGCCGACTACATGACTCACATAATTTCAGTCCTTGGTCCCGAAGATGGTGAACTCGTAATCCGCTTACTCTCCAAAGCTAACTTCGACTCGGAAATCGAAGTCGAACTCACAGCTTCAACAGCTTCCATCAACCGAGAAGCAGATCGTCAAAATGCCGTCATTCTCATGAACATCCTATCTCAATACTACACCAAGACCATGGAACTCGTAATGGTTGCTGCTAATCCTCAAGTTCCTCAAGAAGTACGTGAAGTGGCCGGTAAGATAGCTCACGCAACCGGGGAGATAATAGACCGGACGCTTCGCACATTCGACTCTACGCGCGATCCGGCAGCGTTTGTAATAGACGTAGATGATGAACTTGATGCCTTGAACACGGCAGCAATGAATCAACAAGGCTTACAGCAACTTCTTGCTCTCATGGGACAGATAGGAGTGGGTCAAGGAGCACAGGAAACTCGCAACGTAGGACAACTAACTCAAGGATAGGATACTTTATGGCTACCTGGCAAAGTCAAATAATTGACAATCCATCTTTATCAAGTATGTTTATCTTTGACCTGGAGCAGCGCATATTAACTAAAACTAAAGAGGGAGTTAAGGCGTCATTAGAAGGAAACCAAACACTCGCAAACAACTTGTTCAGTGAAGCCCGTGCTTACGAATCACTCAAAGCTTCAGTGTTAATCAACCAATCAGAAAGGGACACTCAAGATGCTTTTCGGAAGACACAAACAAGTAGAGGTTCCAAAGGTCGTTGAGCCTGTAGTTGAACCTGTAGTTACCCCAGTCGAACTCGTCGCCGAACCGGCTTCTCCAGTAGTCACCAAGGATGAATTTCAATCCTTTCAAACTACTATGATGGAAAAGTTTGACAACGTAACTAATTATTTTATGAAGCAGAATCAGCCACAGCAAACTGTCCAATCCACAGCTCCCGTAATTGATGATGTTAGTGATGAAGAATACGCTGACGCCATAGCCGGTAACATTACCGACAAACACAAAGCCGCAGCAATCACCCAGAAACGTCACGAAGCTATAGCCAAGCGCAGCAACGCTCAACTTATGCAGGAAATTGAACAGCTCAAAACCGTCGGCATGGCTTCAATAGGAAACCTCAATCAGCAGACTTTAACTACTCTGCCCCACTACAAAACTTACAAAAAAGAAATCGACCAAGCAATCTCTCAACTTCCCCCGGAAAATCGCGTAAACGCTGATGCTCTCAAGGGAGTCTACAACTACATTATCGGCGGGCACTTGGATGAAATTCTTGCCTCCGAGCGGGAAACAGTTCTGCGCCAAGCAGCAACTCCCCAGACTGAAACGGGTAAGTCTACAACAGGTCGCACTTCAACCTCTCGAACCGCTAATGCATCTACCGCTCCCGACCCGACAGAAGCTCTTCCTGAAGCTGCTCTTCAAGCCATTCGTTTCAAATACGGCTCTCTTGGTCCAGCCTCGGTCGAGAAATTCGCCCAATCGCAAGGCGCAAAAGATTGGGAAACCTACTACAAAAAATACGTCGAACCCTTGGAATTTACTCAGGGAAACGCATAGGAAGGAAGGCTATTTCATAATCATGGCTAAATTCCGAAAGAAACCTGTAATAATAGATGCGTGGCCAATATCTGAAATACTCCAAAAAGCCGCAAAGGATTTTCACTCTCTTCCTGCATCAGTAATTGAAGGCTACGAAAACAATTTATTTGTACTGACTTCTGAAGCTCTATTCGTGAAAACACTTGAAGGAGAATACAGAGGCGAAAGTACGGACATGCTTTTAAGGGGGGTTTCGGGTGAGTTTTATCCCTGTAAACCCGATATTTTTGCGCTGACTTATGAAAAAGTAGAGGATGAATAACCAATGCCGGTTATCAAAGTTCCCAACGAAATCAATCCCGAAACCAAGCTTCCTCCTCCGGGCGCAGCTCGTAACGAAGAACTTGCTAAACGCACGGATGCTCTTCAGGAAGCTATCGAAACCAAAATGCCTGAAATGGTGTCCCTTGATCCCTCCAAACTTGAACCTGACCGTGAACTCCAGTACGCAATGCAAGAGTTTTCCATGCACGAAGTTTCGGACAAGCTCCCGGGTTGGAAATACACTTGGGTCTACTCGGGCCAGCACGGCACCGAAATTACCATGAAGAAAACCTACGGCTGGATCGTAGTTCAGGGCAACGACGTCGAAGCTAAAGAACTTGAACATGTAGACACTACACGTCGCCTGGGTGACTGTATTCTCATGCGCATTCCTGAAGCCAAGTACAAGAAACTCATGGAATATGAAGATTACGTGCGCAAACTCAAGTCCTCGGCAGGCGATCAGGAACTTCAAGATGCAGCGCAAAAACTAGGCTTGCAAGCTTCTTTCAACGAACCTCGCATAATCCAGCGTTTCGGCGGCGGTACTCCCGCACAGCGCATAGTCATGCAAGGCGGCGGTCCTGTTGATCGAATGCTCAAAGAAGGAACGGTTCCTGGAATGGAAATAGGTAGATAGTAATTTAACAACTTGTAAACTTTTCAACCATCTACTTAACTTTTAACTTGACATTCAGCCCAAATGTCAAATAATTGACACATGTGGGGGGTTAGGCAGGCAATCTTTTAACCACACTCTCACAGAGGAGTACAAATCAATGGCGCTCACTCAATCATTTGTTCTCGGTCCTATGGCGGGATTTGCTTCCTATCCGCTTATTACCGTTCCTGAAGGAGCAAGTCAAACCTTCAAGGCCGGTGATCTGCTTGTCGCCTCAAGCGGTTTGGCTGTTGTTGGCGGCGCTGATCCTACCGCAGGAACAATCATAGGCATTGCTACCTGTGACGGCTCCAACACCACAGCAGGTACTTTAATCGAAGTCATCCCTGCTCTTCCCGGACTTATTTTCTCCGGGCAAATCCAGAACGCAGCAGCTACAGCTACTCTTGTCTACGCCACTCACATGTTCGCCGAGTTCGGTATTAACGTGACCTCGAACAAATGGTGGATCGACACAGACGAAACGACCCACAAGGACGTTATCATTGTCAGCTTTCAAGACGCCGTAGGTACTCTTAACGGCATCGTCAATTTCATGTTCAAGCCTTTAGGCACCATTTACGGCACGGCAATTACGTAGCCATAAATTGTACGTCTGATGTTCAACACTAAAGTACGGGGGGAAATGGTGTTAAACAAGCAAACTCACTCAGGAGGATTAAAAAATGTCCGTACCTATTACACGCGGAAGCATTTCTGCTCTACTTTCCCCCCAATATAGGCAAGTGTACATTGAAGCCGGTGAGGAACGTGCTCTCGAATATCCCCTCATTATGCACGTTCTCCCTATGGAATGGCAGGATCAAACCGATCAGCAGATTGCAATGCTTGGAACTCAGCCCCGCAAGACTGAAGGTGGGCAGTTTGCAACTGACAGCATTAAAATCGGTGGAACTGTAACTTACACAAGCTACCCCTACGGTCTAGCCTCTGTCATCACTCACGAAGCTTGGCGCGACGATCTCTACGGGGCATTGCGGGAAATCCCGGCAGCTCTCAAACGCGCAGCCAACTACCGTAAAGAAGTCGAAGGTTGGCGTCGAATTAACGAAGCTTACACTACAGCAGGCGGCTTCGATAATGATTACCTCATCACAACGACTCACACCCGTTCCGGTGACGGGGGAACCAGCTCCAACCGTCCGGCAGTAGACATCTCCTTCAGCATTACCGGCATCCAGGCAGGTATCATGAGCTTTGAGACGATGGTAAATGAGCGCGGATTGCCGCAGGTCATGTCTCCCAACATGTGTCTCATTCCCCCGCAGAAGAAGTGGATCGCTCGTGAAATTCTAGGCTCCGGAGGTGTACCCTACAAATCCGACAATGAAATCAACGCGATCATCGCAGACGATCTCACTTGGATGATAGGTCACTACTTGACCTCTACTACTGCGTGGTTCCTGCTTAACAAACAGAACCACGATATCAATTTCCTGATCCGCGAAGATGACATCTTCGATATGTTCGATGATCCGCTAACCATGAACGCTGTCTGCACGAGCTATCAAGACATCGCCTCCAGTGCGCACGGTAGTTGGAGAGGTATATATGGTAGTTCGGGGTAATTCAATAACTTGGCTCTAATCTAAGAATAGGAGTTAAAATGCGTAAAGCGGAGAAGGACACTCAATTTAACTACGGGCCTTCTATACTGTATAGAGTCTTCGTATTTTGGCCTGTTTACCTCTTTATTTTGTTGGGTCTTAGTTGCGTTTATTGTGTTTTACGCGCTTTAACTTACTAAAGGAGTTAAACAACAATGTCTACCAAACTTGACTTCGTAAGAGCCGGATTGATTGCCCAGGGTGTTCCTGCCTACGGTGAAATCTACGGCTTGTCAGAAGATCCCACCACCGCAGCCGGTATGGAGATGCAGAACTGGTTCGACCCGGATAAATGGTTCGACTCACTAGTAACCGCTGAAGCTGGCATGACTACAGGACGAAACGACACTTTGCTTCTCACTCCTGAAGCTCACGATCTTGCCGCAATGCTCACCTGGGATCTCAATTTCGGCCATTTATGCGGACTCTCCGGCGCAGGACGTCAGAACAAGCGTACTCGAATCAGTCAATCCGCAGCCGTCGCAAAACTCATCACAGTCTCCGGCTACGGCAATGTATTCGCCAATCTCTATCTCATGCACGGAACAGCAAGCGCTACCAACAAAGTCGGCTTGTACATCACCGGTGAACGCAACAGTTTTATAAACAGTCACTTCCTGACTCAAGACGCAACCACACTCGACCAGACAGCTTACTATCTTGTTTCCATCAACGCCGGTGAGCAATACTTCAAAGACTGTTTCTTCGGCTCCGATGCCGTAGCGATGAGTAAAGGTTCTCTGGTTCAACTGGGGGCCACTGGCGATGGTGGTCCTCCGCGCGCTGTATTTGAAAACTGTATATTCGTAATGGATAGTGATGCAGCCGGTGTAGCTTTTATTGACTGTGCTTTGGCAGGACTTGGAAGCGGTATTGCCGTATTTAAAGATTGCCATTTTATTAATCATGGAACCTCTCTAACCTATGCCATCCTTGGCGCAGGTCTATCCAACTTCAATCTTTACTTTGATAATCAGTGCTCCTTTGCTGGTGTTGACGACATCGTGGAAGTAACCTACGAAAGCTATGTATGGTGTGGCGGCGTCAACCTTGCAGTAAACCAGGTTAATACAGCCAGCAGCAAGCTTTTCAACATGCTAGCGACTCACCCTGACGTATCGTAAGCAGGATGAATTATGGCGACTAAAAAGAAAACTAAACAGGAGATGGTAGAAGTAGTGGAAGTGGTCGAACTAAAACTCCAAAATAGTTGTAACATCTGCGACCACTACTACGCTTCAGCTACCTACCGCACTTCTTGTCCTAAATGTGGAGCTGCCGATACCAAAGTAGTGCAGTAAGTTCCTCTTATTACTTACTTACTCAAGGAGGATAGTTCAATGCCGAGAATCATAATAGATACTCACAAAGAGCTTCCTCCTTTTCCGTTTTTATGGTGGTGTAAAGAGAGTATTTATAGAACGCTAACCAACAATAACTTCGACCTCAACTGTTATTACTCCGAGATAGATCTGGGCGAGGGTCGATTTGAATACACTCAAGGAGATAAGCATAATGTCCCCAAGTAAAAGCAAGAAAACGATCAAACCCGCAACATCCCCGGCGCTCAAGAAAGGCGCAACAGCTTCCATGAAACCTACTTTGAAATCCAGCACGGGAAGTTTCAAGCAAATGATGCCTCCGGTTAAAGGCCGCACTCATATAGGGTAAAGGTGTCCCCACTGTTATATAGGATAATCCATAATGCCACAGGAAACCGTAGAACAGGTAGCCAGAAAAGTAGTAGCCGACATTGCTGATGAAACAGCTTTCGTTCTTGCTGCTGATTGGGTAAACGAACGCTATCGGGAATATATTCGTCGTTGCAAGCCCAGGCATCTCATGCAAGTAGGTGAACTCAATCTTCCAGCATACGTCACAGGCGGCGCAGCGACAATCACTCGGGGAAGCAATACCATAACCGGCGACGCTACAGCTCAAGCCCTCTGGAACCATGATCTCGCTGGCTGGTACATTCGCTTGCGCACGGTCTGGTATGAGATAGCTTATTTCAATGCCTTCGATTCCTCAATCATCCTCAAGTCAAACTTTGGCGAACTCGACGTCAGTGCGGGAACCTATTACATAATCAAAAAATTCCACTCCCTTCCAACCGACGTCAAATCCATCGGGACGTTACTTTATCCTCGACGCATGATAACCCTGGAAAACATCCACCGCGATGCGCTCGACTCCCTTGCCCCGCAGCGTACAATGATCGGTGGAATGCTTCAATTTTGGGCTGAACAGGGAGTAGACTCTGAAACCGGCGCACGGAGAATCGAAATCTATCCTCCGGCTAAAGAGTACGAAATGCTCATTTACACTTACTGGCAAGATCCTCCATATCTGGATTTGGAAACGTCGATTCCGCTTTTCGTTGATCCTTATGTGCTTAAAGAAGGCGCATTAGTTAACGCTTTCAGATATAAGGCCGCGAAAGCCGCTGATGCCGGACACGCCGATATTGCTCAGTTCTACGCCAACTGGCACGAACGACAGGAAACCAAGTGGACTGCCAAGATGCGCTCAATGGCTATTGCTGAACGGATGACTGACGATCAATCCATTATTCTCAAATGGAATCAGAGCAGGACGGCACTTGGCAAAGGCGACATTACAAACGCACGGCAGGAAATACTTTCATCTTGGAATCCTTTGACTCAGGAATGGTAACTATGACACTCAATCCTTCTTATTATCGACACGTATGCGGTTTAATTGAACAAGGAAGAATAGGATTTCGATGGTGGCATGGTCCTAATTTCTTTTTTCGCGGTAAGTATAATACTATCTATATAGTAGGTTTTGGTCATGGTTTTTGTAGAGAAGTAACGGAGTAATCAACAGTGACTACAGCCCAAGACATAACCGATCTCGTTCTCTATCGCACCCGTTCAATGGGGGGAGTAGCGTTCACTCCAGACCTAGCACTAACCATAGTCTCCCTTGCTCAATCTCTCACTCAAGCTGCTATGAAACGCATGTTGAAAGACGCAACGCTTTCCCTCATTCCGCGCAAACCCTTGTACGACACAGCAGCAGAGTTCTCCGACTGTTACCAGATTACTTGCGTAGAAGATGAGAATAAGCATCTCTCTGAAGCTAAGGAATGGAAAGAGTTAAGTAGAGTCAACTCCCACTGGCTCGGAGCTTCATCTCAAAAACCCAAGATGTTTGCGCAAATAGGCTTCCATTATCTGGCCATCTATCCTACGCCCAAAGCTTCCCGTAACGTAACCGTAACCTACGTTTACGAGACTCCAACTCTTGTAGCGCTCTCGGACGCAATGACTCTCCCGGCTGAAGATCTCTCCTTCTGTACCGATCTTGCTGAAGTTGTAGCTCTCACGTCCACAGCACGGGGCCAGAAGCTCACGGAAGCTACAGCTAAGATCAAACAATTCATTCAACGAAGCAATCAAGTAGCAGACCGCGTTAGAGGAGAACGAGATATATGACCAAACTCGAAGTCCTGCAACTTGTAAAAAACCTCACTCAACAACAAGCCGATGACGTCACCATTGACGGTTACTTTGACCAACTCTTGGACGACCTAGGGCGCACAAACGCTGATCTCATGACGGAGATGGAATCCATCCCTCTCGTTGCCGACCAGTATGAATACACTCTCCCGGATCGAGCAATCTGTGAGCATGCGATTTTCTTCGCTGACCGGGAGCTGCGTTACACCACAGTTCAACAACTCGAAGCCCGCTCCTCCTCTTGGCGCGACCATGTAGGCAAACCTTGGGCATACACAAAGGATGAACAGACAGCTCGAACATTCAGACTCTATCCTATTCCATCAGCTTCCAGTTCAACCTCAACCTCATTCAACGACATTCCTCTCGGTCCTTATCTTCCTTCAGACGCTCTAGTGATAATCTACTCATCCCGCGACAATACCAACATTCCCTCTTGGCTTGTACTTCCCACAGTCTATCAAATTCAAGCTTGGGAATTTGCTCGACCGTCCAACCATCAATCGGAATCTCTTGCAGCACTTGCACAAGAACTTTCAAATCTACTGTTTTCAATGCTCGGAATTCAACGTACAACTGCCTCACCTACAGGAAAAACTACATGATTTCCCTACTCTCACGCATAAATCCCCCATCAAACGCAACCCCTGAAGTACAGGATTTATGTACTCAGTTCAATACTCACTTAGACGAACTTGAACAACATTTAGCTTCCGTGCAAGGCTCTGACGGTTTGTCTGCTTCCCTGACTTCAAACTTGGATCTAAGCGGAAAACGCATAAAAAATGCAGGCTCTCCACGAACCTCCAGTGACGGCATTCCTCTTTCCACCGTTAAAGAGAAATCCGTCTACAACGGCTATATCCGCACTCTTAATACAGCCAAGCTCAAGACCTCCCGTACTACGCAAACCATCAGCGGTGTTCCCAATCTAGCCACTATTAAGTTTCTCATCAATCAATCTGTAGCTGCCATAGATCTTTCAGTTGTTTGGCCTGTAGGCAGTGTATTCTCTTCAGTAGTTGCCACCGATCCAGCAACTCTCCTAGGTTTCGGCACTTGGGCGGCAATAGCTACAGGTCAATTCATTGTAGGCTACAAATCCGGCGACTCGGACTTTGGCACACTTGAAGCGACTGGCGGCTTCAAGACACACACCCATGACACCGATCCCGCCTCAGTTACCTCCGGCGCTCCAAGCGCAACCGTCTCAGTCGGCGGCTCTGGTACTGACGTAGCTTCCGCCACGCACACTCACGCTGTAGACGTAGCCAACACTACAAGCGGAGACAACTCGGCGCTTCCTCCGTTTTTTGTTCTCTATCTTTGGAAAAGGACAGCTTAATGGCAAGACTTACTTTCAGAGATTTCTCCAAATACCTTTACCTCTCTCCTCCACAAGACGCCTGTCCTACAAACTCTTTGCGGCGGGCACGAGGAATCGACCCTATTCCCACGAGTTCTGTTCGTTCTCGTCGAGGAAGCAGTATTGTCAACACTTATGCAGCAAAATCATTGTTTGTATTTGAGGGTACCTTGTTCACTTTTAATGGTTCCTATCTCTACGGTTTTCCGGCAGCGGCACAGTTAGTCACCGGCACAAATTTAAGTTTCCTATCCTGTCCTCCTACAGCAGACAAAACCGATTGGCTTTTTATCTCCAACGGTTCATCTCTTTACAAAATGGACCCTGCTGCACATACATATTCTCGATGGGGAATCACTCCTCCTGTTGACGGTTTTACAGCTATAGCAGCTTCAGCAAGCTCCGTCCCTATAAGTCTATGCAATAACCACGCAGATTGGACCGATTCTGGTTGTACTGGAACCGATGATACTACTTACAAAATAGAAGGGACCGGTTCGATCAACTGCGCTGTAGCTACCGGCGTCACAGGCACGATGACTAAAAATATGACGTTGGATTTATCACAATTTTCAGCCAGTGCTCCTTCTTCAGACGCCGATTACATTTCAATGCACGTTTATATAGACGAACCAGACAACCTTGAGTTCATTCAAATTCAATTCTCTCTTAATAACACTTCCTTTTCCCCTGATGTTTTGAGCTATACTTTCAATTTCAATCCTTCCTCAACTTCAACCACTGCTCCTTATTCCCTTAACGGCCTAAAACTTTACTCTGGCTTGGGTAGCACTGACTACTACTCTACCCCGGAACAGGAACAGTATACTCAGGAATCCTTAAACACTGCCTTACCCACTTGGATACAGAACAAGAACTGGTGGGGAGGAGTACGCAGCTCTTTAGAAAATGGTACTCTTATCGACTACGACATAGCCGATTGGCAGCATCTCCATGTAGCCAAGTCTTCCTTTACTCGTTCAGGCTCCGGCGCTTATGATTGGTCTGATGTCAAATCCGTCCGCATCAAAGTCAAAGCTAATTCTCTTGGCGCAGTCAATGTGAAATTTGACCAGATAGAAATGTTTGGCGGTGTAGGAATGCAAGGAGACTACAAATACTACATAACCTACTACAACGAAGACAGCGGTACAGACAGTAACCCCAATCCTACGGCGGTAACGATAAACAACATCTTGCGCAGCGGTGTTACTCTTGCCAACCTGCCCGTGCCTACAGACACTCAGATCACACATAAGAAAATCTGGCGAACAGTGGGCGATGGCAGTATTCCCTTTCTTTGCGATACCATTGACGTAGCCGATACTACATACACTGATATTATTGCCGATTGTTACATCATGGACACTTCAACAAACGCAGAGTATCTATCCTCAGAAGCCATCTCTTTTGACAATATTCTTCCCGATCACGATTTTGGCTACTGCGCTTATCTTCAAGCTGTGACCTTCTGGACTAATCGTTCAGCTATCTACTCAGGCAATCTTTACTATTCTCGCATAGGCTACACTGAATCCAACGAAGGCTTTATCCGAGTAACAACTTCTGGCGATCCTTTACAGATTCCGATAGTCTGGAACGGAGTGTTGTATGTATTCTCCAAAGCTCATCTCTACCAAGTTACCGGCGCCAATCCCTATTACAGTAGAGAAGTCTATGGAGTGCCTGGAACAGTTAAACCGGCAACCGTGACTGCCACTCCTTACGGCATAATGTACCAAGCTCTCGACGGTATCCGTTTATTCAACGGTGTGCGCTCTGAACGCATGGGCTGGAAGCAGCTCGGTAAATTGCTCTCCGGGGAAGCTTGCGAAAACTTGACAGCATTCGTTGGCACTTGTGCTGCTTGGCATCAAGACGAATACTACATTTCAGACGGTGCGCAAACTCTCGCTTACCATGTAACCAATGATACTTGGAGAGATGTGGGAGTAGGTTATGATTGTTTCTTTAACGATCAACAAACAGGTACTCTCTATGCCGGAAATTCTACAGGAGTTTACAAGCTTAATCAAACAGGAGTCACAGCAGACGCTTCCACAGCCTTTTCGTTTGAAATCCAAACTGCTCAAATTCGCCTGGATGCAGACAAGCAAGTCATGGTGAATATGCTCTACGTGGATCTTGATACACAGGGAGAACAGTTGGATATCACTCTAATCCATGAATCAGGAGAGACTCCGCTCGGTCCCGTACAAACAACCTCCAGGCAAACAGTATCTTTACCAATAGGCCGCAACTACAATAGATTAGCCGTGCGTCTTGACGGTCTAATCAATCAAGCCATAGAAATCTTTGGCATAGAGTTCGACGCTGATGTTTCTAAAGCTACATAAAAGAAAAATAGTATAAGCAATTTCTTGTAAGTTAGGTATATTGAAGCTGGTAGTCAAACTTTTGACAGGGGGCGGTGATGACAATGAAACGATTGGTTGAAGAAGAAACAGTGATTAAAGTCTACCAAGCAGACCCGCACGATTCAATGGTCTTGCTTCACTGGTATTTGGAGCTGGTGAACACAGGAGACATCGACAAAGTGCTTTTTCCTTCTAATCATTCCCTCGGACTGTTCATGCAATACTTTAATAATTTCAGCGAAGTGCGTCTAGTCTACGTAACCGATGATCGAGGAGAGATTCAATTTGCGGCTTGGGGAACTCAAATGTCTCCCGGTGTAATCTTCTTCTCTATCTGGCTGCGTAAAAAACTCCGCTCGACTAAAGAAGGCGCTCAGATAGTTCTAGACATCTACAACGCAGTCTTTAGCGTATATCAGGTAGTGTTAGGAATTACTAAGCAGGAACGATTATTAAAAGTTCACAAGAAACTTGGTTATACTGTAATAGACGAAATTCCAAAAGGATGGGCAGGAACCGAAGACGCATGGATGGTCTTGCTCACTAAAGATAGTTTCTTAGCCGCTACCGGGGGATAGCTGAAAGGAGCATATGATGGGCAGTGGTGGAAAAGGAAGCAAAAGTAGTTCTAGCGACAATGCGGCAATGAACACACTTGCCGACATCAGCAAACAATCTTTTGATATATCTAAACCCGGATTGCAGGAAATCATAAGTCAAGGTCTGGAAGCATGGAAAACCGGAGGTACATCAGCCAGTCTTCCTATGGTTCAACGCGCCATAGAATCCAGCAAGGTGGCAGGTTCTCAAGCACTCAAGGGAGCTGAAGCCAACATTGCATCGAGCGGTCTTGCCGGAACTCCTTATGCTATTTCTCAAGAAGCTCAAATGGGAATGCAGAATGAGTTCAATACGAACAACGCAGCTAATGCTGTCGGTCAGCAGATAATGAACGCACTCATTCAAGGAGTCACAGGCGCTCAGTCGAATGCCTTCCAAGGTTTAGGCAACGCTTCGCAAGCTACTGCTTCTCAACTGAATACCAGTGCAACCAACGCTACAAGTAAAGGCAACTCACAGTTGGGCTTTTTGAGTACAGCGTTATTTGGTTAAGTAGGAGGTCAGCATGGCAGGAATTATGGAAGGTGGTTTGCTAGGGCTTATAATAAACGGAGTCCAGAATATCAAAGAAGGACTGCCTTTTCTTGCTCGACCTGAAGAAAGAGTAGGAAAGCAGCAGATGGACTTGGAAGCCCGGAAAGAACAATTCAAGACAGACCAAGACATGCAAAAAGCTGGTCAAAAAGCTGTCTTCGATATTTTGACCGATCCCAACAAACAAACAACTGAAGCGCTTAAATGGGTTTCGACAGCAGCTCCCAAATATGGTGTAGACATTGACACCGGGACGCTTGGAGGAATGTATGGGCAAGCCTATGACAGACTGACTAACATTAAACTTGGCGATCAGGTAGTAAATAAAAAGCTTGCTGAAGCTGGTGGCGCGGCTCCTACTTCAACCCAAGATAAAGTGATTACTCCTTCTCCAGCTTCTAATCAAAGTCTGTATCAACCTACGCATCCTCAAACCGAATTAGTCAAACAAGCTATTGCCATGAATGAATCAGGAGGAGAAATCAATCCCTATCAAGTACAAGAACGCGCAAAAGGAGGACGGGCCAAGGGTAAATATCAGTTTGAACCTGACACTTGGAATCAACTGGCTTTAGAAGTCGGTCCAATGGTGGGAAGAAAGCCGTCTTCTTTTAATATCTCCGACCCGGTGGACCAAGAAACTCTAGCCACTTACGAAATCGACAAGCACTTAAACGCTGGACGCACTCCTGAACAAGTGGCTATTCGTTGGCAAACAGGCGATCCTTTCAGTACAGTTACAACAGGAGTAAATGCGCAAGGTGTTCCTTACGATGTTCCAGCCTATGTAGACCGCTTTAAACAAAACTTCGCTCAAGTACAGCAACAATACGCCGGTCAACAAGGCCAAGGTTCTCAGGGCATAACCTCTGCCGGAACTCCTCTTCCTCCACATAATCCTATAGTTGCGATGCCTGTTAATTCACTACAAGGAATGGACTTTACACGTACAGCTGAAGGTAGAACCAACGTACATATTGACGGTTCAAAGCTACAACCAACAGAAGAACAATTACTGATGCAGTACCTAGATGTCAATCCTGCACTCAAGCAAGCCTATGTGGACGCTAAAGTAAGCGCAGCAGTCTATGGAACCGAACCCATACTGTTTACGCCCATAGTTAACATGAACGGTACTCCCGGCATTCAAATGACCCGCAAGAAAGATGGAGCCTATCTCGGTACAAATTGGGCAATCACTCCGGCAGGAGAGCCGATAAAGACGAAACTTTCTCCCGACGAAGAGATAGAACAAGCCGGAAAGCAAGCCGCTAAAATAGCTGCTTCTACTCCTATAGGTAAAGCAATCGGAGAAAATACGCCAATTGCTTCTCTTGAAGGTAAAACTCCGATAGAAATATCTGACCAAAGAGAGATAGCCAAGGCACAGAAAACCGCAGAAAATGCAGCTACAGCTAAACGAGCCAGTGACATGGTTCCTTTGAAGGTTGCGGTACAACAAATAAAAGACTACTCAAAAAAAGTACACACACAGAAATCCTTCGTTGGTTCAATGCTGAACGGATTTTTACAAACAGCTTCCGCACATAATCCTACAGGTTCTGATGCTAAAACTTACAATGATTTAAGTGACGCTCTGGTTGGTCACATTGCACGAGTTTTTGGAGGAGAGCGCGGGGTACTGACCAATCAAGATTGGGCACATGCAAGACCTCTGATTGTGGGGCTTTTTGCCTCTAAAACTTATGCTGAAGACCGCTTTAGAATGCTAGATAATTTTGTTGCCGATTTAGCTAAACGTCCTGCACAAGATCCTAAGAAACCAATAAAAGGTAATCTTTATCCAAACTCTCAAGGTATTCTTTATGAGTACATGGGGCAAAACGAAAAGGGCGAACACGGCTATAGACGCGCAGAAGGACAGTAAAAGGAGAATTAAATGCTAGCTTCCCCGACTATATGGACAAAGAATCCACAAGAGTTTCTTAACGCTGGCAGGGACATTACTCAACCATCAACGTCACCAGAAGACCCTGATAATCCCTCTCCTCCTGATTATGTTACAGACACGACTCCTCCTGATATCATAGGAACAGAAGACATTGGTACGGGAGCATTGCGCTACGGAATTCCTGCTGTAGCGGCTGCTGTCGGAGCTGGACCACTGGCTTTAGGACTCATTGGCGCAGGTACGGAACTGTCAGCTCAACAGGCAGAAGAAGGACTTCATGTTCCTACGGTTGGCAACTCATTAAGTGCAGCTTTCACAGGACTGGCCGAATATGCCGGAGGCAAATGGCTGCAACCGGCATTCGACATTCTAGGCAACAAGATAATGAATGTAGGAGCAAGAGTTCTTAATAAAATTTTTGTACCCAAGGACTTCTATAAGGAACCCGAATCAGCAGCAGCTCGGTCCCTCTACAGTATGCTCAAGGGTATGGGAAGTTCACCTACACCCGGACAAGTAGTGGATAACGACTTCACCCAATTCACTGAAGGCATGGCTCGTGGAGCAATGCTTGGTAAGAAACCTGTCAAAGAATTGGACAAAGAGAACGCTCGTTTGTTCACCGATTCTGCTAAAGACTACATAGAATCCCATGCTCGACTCGGATGGGAGAGCACTCTATTCGATGAAAACGGAGCGCTCAAAGACCTCTCTAAAGTGCGCTTCGGTCAACTTGCAAACGCTGTACTCACCGGCAAGTTTAACATGATGGACAAAATCATGGGAAGAAACTATGACGTTGTTCGAGAATTTGCCAAGGAAATGCCTGAACGAGTAAATACTTCGCCAATGACTCAAGTGTATAAAGAGTTTGCCGATAATCCCGCAATGCAGAAAGTGTACAACTCTGTTAAAGCTTGGATTGGAACCAAAGAACCGGGAGTAGAAGAGATTGTAAGTCCTGTACTGGATGCTTCCGGTAAGACTATAGTCAAACAGGCGGGAAAAGCTGCAAAGGTTACTGAAGACACCGACATAATTAAAGCCATTGAAGCACGCAAATTTCTCAACAAGTTCTTGAGCAATCGCGCCTTAGATGAAGATCGTTGGGCGGCAGGAGAACTCAAGAAAGCTCTTGATCCTGAATTGAGAAAAACTCTCGGAACCAATCCTCAAGCCCTGGAAGCTTTCGACTATGCACAATCTACAGCTAAGAAGTTCTTCACCAACTTAGACAACGAAGTAATGGGAAAGCTGAAAAACACTTGGGATACTTATCCTTCAACAGTTCTTCAAACAATCAACGGAAGCACACCTAAAAAATACGATGTTTTTATGGCTATGAAGAAAGCTTATCAGACAACATCGGAAGGAGAAGCTACTGGATCTTTAGCCGCATTCAACAGGAACGTGGTCGAGCCTATTCGCTATGATATATTCAAGGAAACTATAGACGCTCAAGGCAAGTTACTCGGAGACAAATTAGAATCTAACTTAACTCATGTAGGTCCAGATTTCGGCAAGGAAGTTTTCGGAGGGGAAGAAGGCTGGAAGTCTATGCTAGAGTTGGCCCGTGCAGCTAAAGCACAGGCAGCTACCACCGAAAATGTAGGCAACCGCACCATGTACATCAAAATGGCTCAAGGTAGCGCAATAGCAGGTTTAGGTATGGGTGCGTATGGATGGTCCCAAGACAATACAGCAGCTAAAATTTCAACAATCGGCATTTTTCTTACACCTATAATGCTCTCTCGTTATGTTGTAGGAAATCCAGAATTGACCAGAACAGTCATTGATGGAATGACCTCGGTAGTAGGCTCTAAAAAATTCAACAGAGCGGCGGCACAGATTACAGCGCTAGGAATGAAAGATGCTACAATGACAGCAGGACAAGCATTAATGTACAACGTTTTGCCAGGAACTACTTACGTGGCTAAAGAGGATCAACAGGAAGGAGTGGAACAAAATCTACAATTCATTCCTACTGATGGCGCTCCCCCTGAGTAAGTATGATCCATACTACACAGAATATTATATACCAGACCCAAAACACTTCCATGTTTTAACTCCTTCCAAGGGGGAGCAAGAAGAACTCCCCCCTTGATAATACTCTAAGTAGCCAATTTATACCCCGATCAATTCATCTTAATCAATTACATCCCAATTACCTGTTTCCAGCGCGTCCTCAATACGCTTTGCGAGTTCTTCCGGTTTGTATAGAATAATTATAGAATGCATAGCATACTTAAACCTCAATCTCTTTTGCTCTGCCTTCATTAGTGACAAAAAATCCGCACGTAAATCCTTCCGAACTCTTTCTTTATCAGCTTCGTTCATTAGTGTAATCCTCTCGGTAAGTTTTCCCTGATTAACTTATTTCTCACACTCTCCTCTTCCAGCCAATGAAAGATTCCTCCCCTGCCTCCAGGTCCAGGCAGCATCTCAACTTTCTTTTGTTCCATCAGACTCTTCAATCCGATCTCGACAATCCGCGCATTCATTCCGTGATTATGCGCTCGTTTAGTCAGTGCGCTCCTGGTACATTCTCCAGCCCGGAAGCTCTTAATGATCGCAGCTACTTCGTCCGTATCACCGACTTCCTTATCTCCGGACTTGTAAGCTATATCAAGCAGCTTCTTGTAGTGGTTCATCATGAGATCCTCTACCCATAGAATAGCCTGTTCCATCTCCTCTTGTCTAATCACATGCCGATCCTTGTCCGTCATGTCCATATCAGCGACTCTCAACAACGTAGCCAGCTTCAACGCAAGATCGTGACCCCTGGCATACAGCGGCTTTAATCCTTTATCCCGCTCCAATTCGTTGCGCTCCTTCCAGCCTGCAAACCATCGATCAATTGCAAACCGCGCAGCTGGAGCTAACACCAACTCACACCCTTGCGAGTGATACAGCACACTCATCCGGTACGCAATATACTCCTGAATCTCCCTGAAATTAGGCGGCATTACCGGCCAAGCGGTCATTTTCTTTGGATCGTCTTCTTCCATGATCCAAATAATCCTGCTTGCAAATCCCGACAACAAATTGCTGACTCCGATGCTATCCAATAACCATTCTTTAGTACTACCCGCTATCCAATTAATACACGCGTTGTGCATTGTGTGGTAACCATACTGCTGAGTCATTTCCTCAAACTCCCGACCCGATTGTGCGTAGATAGCGGTCATCAAACGAATAAACTCAGCCGCTCGATCTCCTTTACCTAAGCACCAACCTAACTCTTCAGTCACCAGGAATCCCGGCGTGCTTGCCACTCCATTACCGTTCTCGTTCGGGTGAATGATCGTTCCGTCCTCAGCCAGCACCGGACCCTGGGGAGCTGTCAGAAACTTCATGAACGCCGAATGAGTAGCTCTCCCGGTAAACATCCTAATAAACGGTTTGTACGGCATCAGATAGTCACTCGCAGCAAATATCGCAGTACCCTTGCCTACTCCGCTAGGTGCTACCAGAAATGTGTAGATGTTTGGAATCATTGGCTTTCCCGGAAATTTACAAAAATAGTATTTGTTCGTAACTATCGCTGCGATAGCGTTAACAATCGACCATAAATAAAAACTCTTAGGCGTTTGTCCTGGTGAATAAGCATGAGCATGAAGAAAATAGGATATAATGCTTGAGTCGGATAACCATTGTGTAAGTTTTGAGTTCGGCATTTTGCATTATCCTATTCTCCTGTATCTCTTAGCTTGTCGATCCTTCTGAACTCCCCCAGGATACCGGCAACCACGAAGCTGACAGACCCCCCGATCATTAGCCCCAAGATGAATATGCCCCATTTTGAAAGTTCCATATTGTCCACTTTTTTCACTCCTTTCCTGATTAAATTGACTGTAGTTGTAGAGCTTCCTTTTAAGTGAAATAACGTTTAGCTGCTATTTCGCAGTATTTTAGGTTTTCCTCAATCATAATTACGTTGCGTTGAGTGTTTTTACATGCCACTCCTGTTGTTCCGCTTCCCGCGCAATTATCTAAAACTAAATCTCCTGCATTGGTGTAAGTTTTGATGAGATATTCAAAGAGGGCTACTGGTTTTTGAGTTGGATGTAAGCCTTTATCTTTTTTGAATATTTGTACCGATATTGGCATTCTATCACCATTATTTATTATTAAATCAGTACCATCGGATTTCCCATAATTCTCAGATATTATGTTTTCTTTTTTATAACTATAAGGTTTGCCTTTAGTTTTCTGTGGATTATATACGGGCTGTTTTTTGTAAAATATCAATATGTTCTCATGAGCTTTCAATGGAGATTTCTTAGCATTTAAAAATCCTGTAGGTTCTGTTTTTTGCCATATCCACTCATATTTTAATAATTTTAAGTTACTTGAACCGAGAACTTTATCGAATGGAGTTTGTGCCGTAAGAACTATTGCTCCATTATCCTTTATTATTCTTTCGTATTGTTTCCATAGTAAATCTAACGGAATAACTGAATCCCACTTATTTTGCGTTGTTCCATAGGGTAAATCACAAAGAATCATATCAATACTAGAGTCTAATAAATAAGGCATAAGACTTAAACAGTCACCGTGGTAAATGTTATTTATGGCAAGTAAGGACATAATATTCAGCTTCCTTCACAATCTTTTTCGGTGCCGTATAAAGAGCATTCAGGTCCACAATTTCCACTTAGACCCTGCACCATACATTCCGACATAGAGACTACACACAAACGACGATCCAACATTAATAAATCCCTCATAGTTGCAATGCCTCCTTCACCCTATCCATAAACTCATCCCTCTTTGGCAGACTCTTAAACTCAATCCCTTCATGCTTCTTCTCGTTGTAGGCATCATTCAAGCCAACCTTAATCGAACAGGGAACAGTCAACCAGTTTCCCATAATCTCTCTAGGACGTTCGAGGTTAGCCAATGTAAATATACCGACCTCATACAAATGGTCAAAAGGAACACTCATTATCAAAGCATCGTGGCGAGGAATATTGATACGAGAATGTAGTCTGGAATAGTTTGTGGTGAGATATTTATGCACGGGAATCAATCCCCAGTTGAACATCATCCGAGCAGCTTCAGACTGCATTGGAAAGCTGTATCCGCGGCGATACAAGTCTTCATCCAGAGTTTCATCCTTTACATTCCACACCTGACCCCAACTGTTAATCAATCTTCCTTTCATTATGATTTCCTGTTTTACCCAAGGAAAGAATATGTCCTTGATTTCCCATAGCTCGTCAAGAAAGCGATTGAGCATCCCTTGACACTCATCCGGCGGAACCAGTAAGTCATAGTCAGACAGCAACTTGTCACTCAGCTTATTTCCAGTCATCCCTCGTTGACTACCGTGTGAAACGATCTTACCCAGAAAGCGCTGGTCTTTGTTTACCTGACTCTCAGCTACCCCGAATACCAGGGTTGCATTATGGGTGTGTACGTCATACACAGAAGGATGCCTGTTAGCCAACTCGACCAGTCTAGGAGCACGAGTGTACATTTTGCACATGCGGTCTTCGACCTGTGAATTCTTAACGAAGATTCCAATGGACAAGGCATAGTTATGCTCCGGCTCGACCGTAATACTGTAGACTTCCTCCTTTTTATGCTTAAAGATGACCTCCTTTACTTTATGGTTCAGGTCATTTCCAACCGCCTGTTTCCGCTTTCCGTAATTGGGATTTCCTGCTCCTGCGTAACTGCGGCGCTTTTTGACGGCAGCACGTAAAGCTTTTAAACGTTTTTCTTCATCTACGCGGGACAAATTATCGTGAGTTCCGTTGTGTTCTTTACTGGTAAGATATTCTAAATTATCCGGGTGATTGTTTAGCTTGTTTTCGTCTTTATGGTGAATCATCTTTCTGGTAAGATTGGGTCCGTAGTGCGCTTCAGCTACAAGTTCGTGAGTCGGAGTTCGTTCAAAGGAGGAGCGCGAATACAACCATTCGTAACCAGTGTGCTTACTCACCATCTTGCGCAAAGGAACTAGACGATCCCCAGGCTTCAAGTTCTGTGCTTCAACCTCCTCTATGACATGATTAGGAACTCCATACCATTTTCCTCGACCGTTTCCTTGATGCTTGATAACTAGAAATCTATGACTTAGAGAACAAGTAACACTTTCCCCCGAATCAATAACAACAGTACAAATTTCCTTGACTCCTGTGCATTTTTGGGCAGTAACTTCGCCCCAATGAACAACCCGATCATGGGAAGACAGTACATAATCACCGATTTGAATGTCCTTGATGGGTTTACTTCCCAAGGTCGTTTCAATCAGTGTGTCCCCCGTTAAACACTGGTCAATTTCAAGCAGCAGACAACCAGGATCGGGCTTGTAGATTTCCCTGATTTCTTTCTTCGTGTTCTGAAGATTGTACCCTCTATCAACAGGTTTAACCGGAACTGGATCGCCCTTTTTTCTTCTTGGCGCACCTTTCACTTTGACAGGTTTAACAGCTCTTCCCATCGGGTGCGACCTGGAGGCTAACCTACCGGCTTCAGTGGTCGGTGAAAACTGTGCTCGAACGTAACCGTCATCATCCAGCTTTCTCGGTTCCAACCATGATTCAAGCTTCTTCATCTGCGCCCGGTAATCAACTACCAACTGAGCCGGTTCTTTTGCTGCTTTGTATCTGTAAGCAAGCTTGGCCAAGTTAATTGCATCCAAACTGACTGACTTACTCTTTCCGTCTACTTTCTTAGTTATTTTGTACTGTTTAGGCAGCTTTAATGTATCGTGGAAAAACTTCTTGAGCTTCAGCGGTGAGAGACCGGTCTTGCTAACAAGATCCTCACCAGCCAGCTCTTTTAACTTCAACCGCGTTTCCTCTGATTCCAGCTTGGTCACTTCCCGCAGCAACAACTGTTTATCCTGATCTACCAGCACACCATTCAGTGAAATTTCCAGCAGTGGTTGATACAATGGTTGAATATTAGACAAATAGTACTCTCCCAGTCCCATACTCTCCACATCAGCCCATATCCAATCCAGCAACTCTCTACTTATGCAAACATCCATCCCGTTATAAGTCAGTAATTTGTCTCGGTCTTTCGTCCACTCATACTTTCCCTCTCCATTCTCACTTTTCGCATGATCCTTCCAATATTGGTGGTAAGGGAGATATACGCTAGACAGGAAATCAAGAGAATGATTATCAGCAGGATGAAGCATAACGTGCATATACATGAGATCCCAAATCCAATTGCGCACAGGACAGTCGTAATGATGGAGCCAATACGTGTCATAATGTCCATTTTGGAATACTTTCAA